ATGCACCAGGGCGCAACCCGGGAAGCGCGGCAATAACGGCGCTCTGGTTGCCCTGGTAGTCGTTGAACAGTTCCAGGGGCAGCTGCAGCGCCGATCGGGCGCCAAAGAAGCTATCCGTCCAACTGCCGGCGAACACTTCGCCATTGCCCTGCTGCTGCCAGATGAAGTCGGGAATGCCGTACACCTTGGCCAGGCTGTCCAGAGCCAGGTATCCGGACGCCAGGCTGTAGAAGAACGGCGCCTTTACCCGGGTGTAGTCCTCGTCGGGCACTTTGAACGACAGGCCGGTCTGGTTGCTGACCTCGGCCAGCACCTGGCGCATGTCGACGTGGCGCAGGTTCATCGGCAACGGGTTGGCCAGGATCCCCGCCAGCTCGCGGCAGGCGACCACTTGTTCCGTGCGGTTGGTGGTGGTGCAACGCTCGACGTATCCGAGGAAATGCCGCTGCAGCGTGCTGTCGTTGTAGCCAATGTCCAGGGTGACCAGGCCTTTTACCGCGGCATCGGCCTTAATCGTAAAAACAGCCCGTCCTGGGCTTTTTAGATCGAGGCGCACATCGTCCTTGACCATCGGGTAGACGGTGCCGGCAATGGCCAGTACCTGGTGCAGTTTCATGCTCATTTCTTGTCACCGCCCAGCCAACCGTCCACCTTCTTGAGCACGTTCTCAAAGCCGGTCAGCTCCGGTTCGCCGCCGGTACCGCTGCTGGCCACGCTGTCGCCCGGGGCGGCTTGGCTGTTGGTGCCGTTGGCTGCCCGACGCTGCTCGGTTTTCTCGGGGTTAGAAAGCTTCTCAGCCAGGGTGAACTGGATGATCCACTGAGCCAGCGTGTCGTCCTCCCGGGCGCTCACGCTCTCGCTGAACTGCGCCTGGCGTACGCCGAAGGCCTCGGCCGTGTCGCTGACGACCCGGTAGGTCTTGCGCTGGCCACCGCTTTCCGTCGCCTCGGCCATGCTCATGAGGCTGGCCAGGTCCGCCGAGTCCTTGTATTTGATCTTCATCGCGACGGTCAGCGTTTTAGGCTTGAAACCCTTGTCGGCCGAGTCGGTGGCGCTGGTCTGCCCTGACATGTCGTCGCTTTCAATACGCAGATTGCCCGTCAGTTTGATGCTATGGCCACGGATCTGGATTCCGTCCAGGAGCAACGTCATAGGCCCATCATCTCCTTTACAAAGCTCAGCCCCTTGAGCGAGCCCACGAACATGACGCCCGACGACATGACCCATTCGTGCCCGGGCGTGCTGTCGTCCTCCTCGAGCAGCCGCTTGCGCAACTCGGCGGTGTCGCCCGGCCCGATCATGCGGGCCTGCATGCCAGCGTTGTCCGTGCCACTGTTGAGCACGTCACGCAGCGCGGTGAGCCGATCGGACTGCTCGAGCACTTGCTCGGTCTTGCGCTGGGCCAGCTCGGCCAGGTCGCTGAGCGGTGAGCTGTTGGCGGCGTAGGCCTCCAGGTTGGCCAACTGGGTGTTGAACGCCTGGCTGGCCTCGCGCAGAACCGTGCAACGCTCCATCGGAGCCGTAAACCAGCGCGGTTGCTCACCTGCAGCTGGGATCTGCCACTTCTCGGTTTCCAGCTGCACCAGGTTTTGGGCCCGGCGCTCGGCGCGTTGCAGGTCGCCGATCGGCATCAGGGCGTTGAACTTGCCCAGGAGGCTCGACATGCCGTCGTACTGCGTGCCCAGGAACAGGACAACGACCGCGTGCTGATCGTCGCCGTCCGGGCGGTTGGGATCTGAACTGTCCTGCAGCTTGTCGGCCAGGCGCTGAACCACGCCCGGCGCCGACAGCGAGCACTGATAGCCGTTGCTCTCGCCAACCCCGGACTGGAACGGTGTCACGGTGATACAGCGCGGGATCTCGCCAAATTGGCCGTCCAGGGCCTCACGGCCGATCGCCACGGCGCCCTTGGCGATATCGCCGATCAGGCTCAGGTCGGTGGTAACGAGATCTGCAATGCCGCTCAGGCGGTCGGCCGTGCTCTGCAGATCGGCCGCTGCCATGTCCTTGGCCTCGTCCAGCTTGCTCATCCAGGCCGTGGCCTCTTCGGGCCACTGCATGGCGACGGACATCCAGTTGAGCGGGATCATAGCGGTACGCCTGTCAGGATCTCCGCCAAACGATCGTGGGTGAGCACATCCAAGGTAACCAGATTGGTCAGACCCGCCTGGACCGACTTCAGCCCAAGGTTCACCGTTTTAGCATCGGCCTTACTGAGTCGCCCCCACCAAACGGCCAACTCGCTATCCGGCTCATCGCTAACCAACTTCTTAATCGCTACCTCTTCGGAGACGGAGAACAGCAAAAAGAAGGTGTTCTGATCGATTACCGGCGGCGCCGACAGATCGACCCATGCACCGTTGAGGAATTGCGGGGTCTTACCTTCGAAATAGATAGGCGCCAACGTAGTCGAGTTTTCAGGGGTGCCCTCACCGTCGAAGACTCCCACCAGATAACCGGCATCGTTATAGATGAAGTTCACAGCCATTATTTAACCCTCACAAATTTACCGGCTGTGCCCCCGATGTACATGTAATCGCTGTCAGTCAGATTTTCGACGAATAGGAGGTTTGCGATCGTCTGGTTAGAACCTCCGAGCTGCACGAATGTACCCGCGCCGTATACCAGGGAGCCGATCAAAGAGTTAGCAGACACAATATTGCGAGGGGTCCAGTTGATTCCGTCCGGCGAAGTGAACGCGATGTTTGATCCTTGCGCGCCAGCGGCAACAAAGCAGCCATTCCCATAAGCCACAACCGTACAGTTCCAGGTAGACGGGACGCTTCGCGGCGTCCACGTAATCCCGTCCGCAGATGTATTCATGCCAAGCATGCCGACCGAGACAAATAAACCCGCACCGTAAGCAACGCCAGAACTAGTGCCGGCGGCAGCTGCCCGTGTGGTCCAGTTGGCACCGTCGACGGAGTTGGCAAGGCTGCCTGAGGAGCTGCCATTAGCGTTCGCGGCCACCAGCATTGCTGGCCCGGGACAAACGGATTGCCAGTAGCCGGTGACCGGCAACACGCGGGCGGTCCAGACCAGTCCATCTGGCGAAGTGGCGGCAATATTTGACTGCGAGTTGTAGCCGCCTGCGATAGCGATAAAGAGGCCCAGCGCAGTCGAATACGTGATCGACGCCCATACAGCTGGTACGCCCATGTTTCGGGCGGTCCAGTTGATGCCATCGGTGGAAGTAGCGTAAACGGCGTTCGCGGTGTTGCTGTTATTGGTTCCGATAGCCACGAATAGACCCGCGCCAAAGGCCATTGCCCGCCATTCCAGGGGCACAGGCATTGCTCGTGGCGTCCAGGTGATGCCATCTGTTGACGTTGCGGCGGCTGTGCCGGGACTGCCGGTATACCCGGTTGCGGCTACAAATAAGCCATTGCCGAATGCAATACCTGTATACCCAGTGGCGCTGGGCAGAGTTGCGGCCACAGCGCTGAACGAACCCTTACGCGGGAAGGCATTGGACATTTCCGGATAAAGACTGCGCTGAATGAGCGTGCCGGTCGCTTTGAAAGCCAGCCCGCTGGTGAATACATCCGCATAACCACCCAGCGGCACATTGCCGCCGGCGCTGTTGGACGAAGATCGGGTAGTGGTAAATCCCATGGTCAGTCCTCCACACCGAAAGCGCGTACCGACACGTTGCCCTTGGTGGCCATGACCCAAAGTTTCTCACCAGGGGCCATTCGCATGGCGGTGTCTTCCCAGGGCGCATTCGGATCAACGGTAACGCCAGGAGTGATGCACTTTTCAGGCGTGGCCGTGGCACCAATCCACACCCAATAATTGACTTCGGTGTTGTTCTGGTTGGCCATCCGGATGTTGACCGTTATTGGTTCAGCGCCGAGGTGGTCGTAAATCAGCGTGGTGGCGTTCGCAACGAGCAGTGCGGACCCAAAGAATGCGGACATGTCAGATCCTTAAAATTGAGAGAAGAAGTAGAGGTGGGAAGGCTTTGGGGTGGCTGCCTGGATCTGTTCAGCCAAGCCGCTGCCATTGCTGCCGAACTTCACCACCGTGCGCAGATCGACGATGGAGTTGGCAGTCGGCAGATGGGCGATCGGCACGACGTAATGCTGGGTGGCCACGCTGTCCAGGTAGTCCGCCAGGCTGGTACCGAAAACGATCTTCCAAGTGGCCACCACGTCGTTGAGCTGGCGCTCCAGGGCGCAGTCGAGATAAACCGTGGTCGGGAAAGACGGCGGCGCGACGACCACATGTGAAGCGTTTTCAATCCGGATGCCTTCGCCATAGGCGATCCCCGGAGCGACCTGATACGCGCCGGCAACCTTCTCCAGGAGCAGCGCGGTATCGAAGAACGCGGCCCGGCCATAGATATCGCGGTTGCTCAGGCGCTCGCGCTGATCAATGCCAACCAGGCGCACCGTGAAGTCGTGCTGCCAGGTGCTCGCGTCGACCGTCAGACCGGTCAGGGCCTGGGCCCCGTCGAAGGCCACCAGGAAGTTGCGGGTGATGTTGTTGCCCGTCTGCAGCGGCGGGATGTTGCGGCGCTTCTGCTGCACCGGCACATACGACACGGCGAACAGCACACCGTCGTCGGACTCCAGGCCGATCCAGTTGTAATCCCAGTCGCCGACGTCGCTGCCCACCTGGGCGCTGTACACCACCTGGTTGGGGTTGACGTAGCCAGCCGCCCAGGACGGAATCGCCGAGCTGTAGACGATTTGGGCCGCTGGCGGCTTGACTGCTGCCCGATCGATCGCGCCGGCGGTATTCAGCCCGGGCACGTTGGCGAAGATGAAATGGGTGATGTTCAACGGCAGGTTGGCGGCTTGCTTCTGCGCAATCAGCGATTCGCCGGCAAACGTGATACTGGCAGCCATGGGTTGGCTCCTACAGGGTGGCGATCAGCGTTTGCTGATCGTCGTTAAAGTCAGCGATGGCCACATGCATGGACACGCGGGTGATGGTCACGAAGTCATAGCGGCGGCAGGTGCGGCCGTACTGCTGGACGATGATTCGCAGCAGCTCGGGGTTCTGCGACAGCTGCGAGTCAGAGAGGCGCAGCAGGATCACGTCCCAGTCCCGATCCGGCATGCGCTCCTCGATCTCGATGTAGCCGACGCCCAGGCGCACCAGAATGCGTTTCAGCCCTGCAGTGCTGCCGGCGTCCACCGCGTTGACGAAGGCGTACTTCACGCGCAGGCGGTACAGGCTTTCGGGTTCGCCGCTGAATCGGGTGATATCGCGCTGCCAGGCCATCAGGTCCAGCACGGTCAGGTGGCAGGTCTCCGGGTCCAGCTGCAGAAGCGGCCACTGCAGCCAGCCCTCGACGTTTTCCCACCAGGCCTGGGCGCTGGCCTTGAGCTTGGCCAGCTCGCCGGCATCGAGCCAGAAAGGCAGTTCGAGCTTAATCACCGAAGGTCACCTGCAGCGTGTGGATCCGTGGAATGGTCAGCTCGGACACGATGTCGCTGTTGGTGAAGCGCAACGAGTCGATGCCGGCGAACTGCTGGTGCAGCTCCTCGCCCAAGCGGCTAAATGAAAAGCGCGACTGTGGGTAGGTCAGGGTCGGCTGATAGTCGCTGTCGGTGCTCTCGCGGAACGCGGCCCGAATGAACAGCTCGACGTTGGCCTTCAAAGTGTCGCGCTCGGCCTGGGTCAGCACCGATTTAGGCCACAGCGCCATGGCGATATCGTTCTGGGTCTCCGGGATCACCATCACCAGGAGATCGTCGCCATGGCCATGGTTGCCCTCGTCCATAATCTTGCTGTTGATCTGCACCAGGTACGATTGCGCCGGCACATCGGCCTCAAACAGCACGTAGGCATTGGCAGTACCGGGACCACGCGGGGCGCCATGCTCGAAATAGACGCCGTTGGGCTGCACGCCCTGGAACGCGGAGATCAGCGCCCTGTACACGGCGTCGGTGTGCCACTGATTCACGGCGCTGAACTGGTTGCGCACGCGCAGGCGCAGCTCGTCGTCGGGCTCGTCGTCTGCACCTGGTGTAGTCAACCAGCCTTCGGGGTTGGTGACGGCGATGACGCCGGCGATCGGCGTGGGCAGAACACCGTAATAACCCGGGGCCAGGTTGTGGCCACTGCCGGCCAGGGCGGCGATCACCGGTACCTGGACCGTGGTCTGTCCGTCAGCGAACTGCGCGGTCGTGCTGGTCAGCAGCTGGTACACGTTGCCGTTGATCGGCGTCGACTGCACAACCGTGCCGGCGGGCAGCTGCAGCACGCCCGAGGATCCGGAACGGGTGAACAGCACATTGCCGATCGCCTTGCTTTCACCCTTGCGAGCGATGTTCACGGCCCAAGCCAGGGTATCGAGCCACTGTTTACCGGCGGTCTTGACGAAAAAGTTGGGCAGTACGGTGTCGCTGAAAAAGGTCAGGATCCACAGCACCGGCTTGGTAACGAGGGCCGTGACGACGCGCCAGAACGGCGAATAAGCCGAGGTGTTGGCCACCGTGGCGCCCTGGGCGGTAACTTCCGCTTCCCAGGCAGCACGCAGCGCGGCGTCAGTAGTCGGGATCCCGGAGTCGGCCAAGGCCTGCTTGAAGTCGATATCGCTCACAGGATCACCTCGACGTCACCGAACTGCAGAGTTTTGGCGGTGATCAGGTACTGGCCGTTGCCCAGGTCTTTAACCCGGGCGGTTCCCGGTACCAGGCGCACGTCGGTCTCTACCAGCAGCTCCAGTTGCTGGCGGTAGTCGCGCTTGATCAGATTGCTGCGCTCGGCGACCAGGGAGACCAACAGGCCGCTGTCGCGGATCATGTGGCCGATGTCCTGGGCAATGCAGGCCCTATCGACTACTAATTCCGGCTGTCGGCCGAGATCCAGCACCAGGTCGTTGTCGACGATCAGCAGGTCAAGGTATTCACTCATCCGCTCACCGCCATGCCGACCATGCTTTCCAGCTCCAGCGGGGTCATCGGCTTGGTGTTCTCGATAGTCAGGTGTTCCACATGGATGCCTTGTTGTGTCTGGTTGTTGTTGGTTGTGTTCTGGATGGCGCGCAGCAGGCCGCCCGCCGGCACAGCATTAGGGCGCAGCGGCGAAATGCTGGCGGTGTTGGCGGTAATGCGCTCGCGGGTCTGGTCGGCCTGCTCGCCCAGGGACGGCACGGCTACCAGTTGCGGGATCTGCGGCGTGGCGACCAGCGGCGCAGAGATACCGGGCAGCTCGGGCGCCTTCGGCATGTCGCCGAAGGCGGCATCAATCTGGACGCCCGGGATTTTGTTCAGCATCTCGATCAGGCTGTTGATCGCTGACTTGAAGATGTTGACGATGCCGTCCCAGGCGGCGCTGGCCATGCCAGACCAGCCGCCGATCGAGCCGAACCAATCAGAAAGCGCCTGCAGTTTCCCGCTGACCCACTGAAACGCGGCGGTATCCATCAGGGCGCTGGTCCAGTCGTCCCAGTAGTAGACGGCGGCGGCGATAACGGCGATCGCGGCGACGACGCCGGCAATGATCAGGCCGATCGGGTTGGCGTACATGGCGGCGTTGACCAGCCAAATAGCGCCTTGCCACAGCAGCATGGCGCCCCGGACCACACCCATCCAGGTGTACATCGCCACCATGCCGACCACGAAGGCGGCGATCATGACGGTGTGATAGAGGAACATGGCGATCGAGCGGAAACCGGTCCAGGTCAGCACCTTCCAGATCGTCACCATCGACAGCCAGACCATTTTTGACATGCCCACCACCAGCGTCATGGCTGACATGGCCGCGATCAGGCCGAACACCACCAGGGTGGTGATCCCGATAACCCGGGTGATGTTGGGGAACATCTGGGACCAGCGGGTCAGCGTCGACGCGATGGCCACCAGCTTTTCCATAAGCGGGGTCAGGATCGGGATCAGCGCCTGGCCGAACGAGATGCGCAGGGCCTGCACGGCGGCGCCGAATTGCTGCCAAGGATCGACCATCGCCTGGGCCATTTTCTCGGCCGACTCGAGTCCGCGGACTTTGCCCAGCTCCGCGATACCGTTTTTCAGTCGGTCGGTGTCTTTTGCCAAGGCGCCGATCACCTGGGCGCCCTCGCCGCCGAACGCGGCCAGCAGCTTGGCGTTTGCCGATGCGGTGGTCAGATCGCCCAATTTGCCCTGCAGCTTGGCGAGCACGTCCATGATCGGCAGCATGTTGCCCTTGGCGTCGGTCAGCTTGACCCCCAGGGTCTTGGCGCCGTTGGCCGCGTTTTCAAAGAAGGCTTTCAGCCGGCCGCCGGCGTCGCCGCCTTCCATGGTGCTGGACAGGGTGCCAATCACGGCGAACTGTTCGGCAATGCTCATTCCGGACGACGTCGCAATGGCGCCGACTTCCTTGAAAGCGTCCTTCAACTGCGCACCGTCAGTTCGGAATAGCTTCACGACCGTGGCGGTCTGCCCGCCCAGTTGCTCGACCCACTTATCCTTACCCATGGCGTCGGCGCCGGCCTTGAACACGTTGTACATGGTGCCGACGTACTGGCTCATGGTTTCGGCGTCGGATTTGGTGGCCTTGGCCAGCAGGTTGGACGTGTTGGTGAAGGTGGCCAGTTGGTCGCCGGCCAAGCCCTTGATGGCCCCGGAAATGCTGTAGGCCGATTCCACGAACTCGGACGCGCTGGTGGCGTACTGGACAGAGAAAGCCAGGGCCTTCTTGTTCAGTGCGTCCAAGGCGTCACCGGCGACGTCCAGGGATCGCACCTGGCCCAACGCTCGGTTCATCTCCAGCGCCGGTTCCAAGGACTCGGTGATGCCCTTCGCCGCACCGATCATGCCGCCCAGGCCGAGGCCCATCTGCTTGATGTTGGCTTCACCTGCAGCAGCCAAGTCGGAGAAGGTGGTTTTTACCTTGCCCAGTGGCGCGCTGACCTTATCGGTCAGGCTGAGAATGAAAGCCAGGCGGGCGGAGCGATCGGCCATTGAGGGTTATCCGTTCAGTGCGTAAGCGATGCCGTTGGCAACGGCGATTTCCATGCGGCGCCAGTGCTCGTCCTCCAGCCACTTGGCTGTGCCCATTGCTTCAATGGTGAGTTCGGTACCGGGGAGCCAGCGGGTGGTGAGTGCCACCAACTGGCCCATGCCGTCTTCGGTCAGGCGATCAGCGTGCTCGAGGACTTTTTTACGATCACGTCAAGGCTTGGCGCGTATTCCTCCAGCAGTGCGCCGGCCAATTCCATGACGGTGACCGGGTTGACCAGGAACGGTTTCAGAGAGGCGCGCTGATCCTGCAGCACGGTGTTGACCAGCAGGTTGTTGGCCGGCGCGACCTTGTTGGCCTGGGTGGTCGAGTTGAAGTACTTCGTCACGACCTGCGGATCCAGCTTGAAAGTGAACTCCTGGTCGCTGACTTCCAGAGTGATTTCGCGTACGGCGTCGTTGGTTGTGGTGGTCATGGTGCTTTCCGTTGGTTTGAGGTGATTCAGGGTTTTGCCGGCGTGCGCATGCACACCTGGTGGATGTGGTCCTGCAGGCCGAGGGTCATTTCTCGGCTGAGGGCAAGCTCGTCGCGGAGGGTGAAATAATCCGGTCGAGCGTCTGCAGCGAGTTCGGCGGTTCCTGCATCAGCCACGCGGCCGGCGCCGGTATTGGCGGACACTGCGGGGCGGCTGCAGGTAGCACGGACGAGCAGCCGCTTATTGCCAGCGTCAACGTCACGGTGCAGAGCCGCGTTTTCAGCGCGTTCATGGTTCAGTTCCTTGGTGCGTTTTTGGTCGATCTGGTCGCGGGCGGCGAGCATTTCGCCGGTCAGCACTGCAGCTGCGCGCAGGCCCGTCACTTCTTTTGTGGCGGCGTCCAGGTCGCGCTGGGCGGTATCACGCTGGTCAGCGACGTGATCGAGCCAGGTCCAACCGAGAAGGCCGACAACCAGGAGCAGCAGGACGAGTCGTAGCGGGCTGATGGTCATTTCAGGCAAAGCTCCATCTCGGCCAGGCGCCGGTTATGCAGGCCCGGTACGAATCGCTTACGGCCCTGGGCGTCGGTGATGTAAGCCCAGGCCGGCGTTTTGCCGTCCTGGGCCCAGGCCAGGGCTTTGCAGCCTTCGGCGATGCGCCCGGCATTGATCAGGCTCACGGCGCGACTGGCGCAAGTGTTCGGGTTGCCGACGTTGTGGCCATGGCTGGTCAGGGCGTCGAACGTGTTCTGGCCTACGGCCTGGTTGGTGATGCAGTCCGCCAGTTCGAGCTGGCCCTTGCTGATCACCAGGTGCTCGACTTCGGCGCAGCGCGCGTCAGACCAGTAGTCGCCGACTACCACGGGATACGGGCTGGTGTGCTTCGTAATGCCCTTGCACACGCTCGGCAGGCCTCGGGCCAGCCTGTCGGGATACACGGTGTTTTGGCCGTTACCTTCCCAGTTGCCCAGAAACGCAGTGAGCGTGCCGCTGCAAAGCACCAGGACGCCGGCGGCGATCTTGCCGCGCAGGTTCAAGGGAACACCACTCGCAACAGGGTGGGCCCGACCATCTGCAGGATCGCCCACAGGGTGCTGGCGATCGCCAACGCCCAGGTGATCTTCTTGCCGATATCGGAGACCACGACGGTCAGCTTCTGCTGGCCCTCGTTCAGCTGGGAAAGCTGACCGGACATGTGTTCGAACTGGCCTTCCAGGCGCGTTACGCGCCCGGGCACAGCCTCGTGGCGGTCCTCGAGCTGGCGCACCTGGTGCTTGAGCACGGCGATATCGCTTTCCGCTTTGCCCAGGCGCTCGGCGCCGGTGGCTTTGGGGGTTGCTCGAGCAGTCATCAGCGCTTTCCTTCGTGGACGGTCTGGCACGGCACACAGCGAGTCATGCCGCCCAGGGCCTGGCGCGCCGGCGGGATCTCGTTGTCGCAGTCTTCGCAATGGGTGAGGCTGGGCCCGGACGGACGCACCTGGGCCAGCGCGGCGGCGATGGCTTGGTCACGCTGACGCTGTTCCAAAGCCTGGGCGCGGTCGAACGGGCAAACCATCAGGTCAGGTCCTCGATCTCGCTGGCGGCCAGGTACGGCACGTCATCGATCTTGATGAAGTCCGGCGACGTCACGTCAAAAGGCAGCTTCACCGTGGACTTGGTGGTGCCCTTGGGGTCCAGGCTCAGCAGGCTGGACACGCGGATCTTGCAGCCGAAGGCCTCATACTTGATTTCTTCCTCACCGGCCTTCGCGTAGAACACGATGTCGAACGGCTCCAGCTCGCGGAAACTGCCGGCAGTGGCTGCCTGCTCCATGATCAGCTTGAAGTTGGTGATATCCACCTCAAGTTCGCCGGCCGCTGCTACGTCGCCGTCGACGTGTCCGTTAGGGACGCCTCGGGTCTGCGCTACGGCGGTGTTGTCGGTGATGTCGAGGGTGCAGGCTTCGCAATGAATCTTGGTGTCGCCCAGGGAAACGTCGAAGTTCTTACCGCCAATACGTGCTGCCATGGGTTACTCCGTTTCGGACAGCGAAAGGTCCAGCGCCAGGTTGGCGGTGATGTCTTTCGGGCAGTTGAGGGGGCGCAGGGTCAGGTAGGCGACGACTGCGGTTTTGCTGGTCCAGGCCAACGTGATCGAGTCCTTCCCGGGTTGCTCGATCTCGCCCGGGAAGATGTTGGCGCCGACCTTGGTGGACTTGGCCATCTGGCGCAGCGGTGCCATCAGCGCAGTACGGTTCACTTCCATGCTGGCGGACGAGCTGTTCAGGCGGCGATCGCCGATGCGTTGGATCAGCAGCACACGCACGCGGCGGGCTGCCTTATCGAGCACACGCAGATACTCGATCACGTCGGCGTCGGAACCAGGAGCGACCAGCATGTTGGCGTCGGCCCAGTACATGCCCGGGTAACCGGCATAGGTCTGGGTGACGGACAGCCGGGCGGCATCGAGCACGGCGCTGGTGGCCGACTGCAGCGGTACGTTGTCCTTGTCCACTGGGGTGTCGCCCAGGCCGACCAGCGCACCGGTGGCCACGCGCATCGGGGAGTCGGCAATGCTGACCGCCGCATTCGCCAGGCGCCCGGCCAGCACGCCCAGGTTGTTGCCGTGCAGTTGCGGGACCGCAATCACGCGATCGGCGACCAGGCTGGTCACCAGGTCACGCTGGGCCGTCTGATACTCGGCCCAGGTGGCGGTGGCGCTGTCGATGCCGGCAGTGGCCGCGAGGATGAACAGGCGCCGGCCGTAACTGTTCTGCACCGACACGGCGGCAGTGTTCATGCTGGACAACTCTGCAGCAGTGGCCACCGGTTTGGTGATCACCACGGCTTCGACGTCGTAGCCGTGCTGCTGGGCGTACGTGAAAGCGGTCAGCCAGTCGCCATCGGCCGCGATCGGCATGGCCAGGGCGTTCCAGCGATCGCCGCCGTTTGCCCGGGCGGCGATGATCTGGGTTTTCAGGTCGCTGGCCGGGATGCCCAGCTGGACGTCCAGGTCGCTTTCAGTGTTGAGAGCGATGACCTGGCCAATGTTTTTGGCGCCTGGCCCGATGAACAGGAATAGACGCTCGACCTCGGTGGCGGTGCCTTGGCCGAGGTTCTGGTTATTGACTGAGACTCTGCCGAGTGCCATGGGATGCCTCTATCGCGGGGATGTGATGGTTTGGCGAAGCACCAGGTTGACCAGATGGCTGGTCTCACTGGAACTCGCGCCCAGGAATTGGCGGGCAGGCAACTGGATGTTCCAGGCCTGCTTACCGGTTGAGGCTTTGTGTTCGGTGTCCAGGACGCGGATCAACAGACCGGCCTTGGTGTATTCCAGGTTTTGCTGAATCCAGGCCACGCTGGGCTTGGAAGGCTTTTTCTTCCCGGGCAAGCGGATCCGGTAGTTGAGCTGGCGCAGGCGCTTGGCCTGCTTTTCCGTGGCGGCGGTACCGGGCGGGACCTTGTTCAGCTCGCGCATCTGGTGCGCGGTGACACGCTCACTGCCGCCGTTGTTCTGTTGCGAGGCGACGTACTGGGTCAGGCGGTTGCGCCAGCCGAGTTCCGCCTCCTGGGCAGTCAGCTTCACGACATCGAGCAGCTTGGCCAGGCCGGTTTCCATCTTCTTCTTGGACTTGGTGGTGTCCTTGCGCGGCGCGAACGACGAACCGTCCAGGTTCTCCTGGTTGCGCACGCGGCCACGGCTCAAGCTGCGCACGCGCTTGCTGACGTTGTTCAGCAGACGCCGGCGTTTAACCGGAGGCAGCTCCAGCAGGGCGAGCAGATCCTCGGCGCCAAGCAGGCCGCGAATGTCGAGGTTGAGCGGGCTAGACGCTGTCATGGCGCACTACCTCGCCGCTCTCGGCGACCCACAGCTCAAACGGAACGGCCGACCAGGTCTTGCCGTACACCTCGATTTCGCCTGCAGGATCCTCGGCCAGGTACTGCGGCTCGCTGAACTGCAGGGTCAGCTCGACGTCGGCCAGGTCGTCATCGAGCATGTCAATGGCGAAAGTCGGCGCGGCCAGGTCTTCGCGGTCTTCGTCGTTCGCTTCCAGCCAACTGCCCACCAGGGCGATCAGGCGCGCCGGGCTGTCGGCGAAGCGCTCAAACGAGATCGTCGCGGTGTAGTTCAGGTCGCCCATGTACATGCCCTTTTCGTCGGGCTTCCAGATCAGGTCGACCTGAACGTTGTCGGTCCAGCTGTCGAGCTGCTCGGTGGCCACCAACTGGCGACCGATCAGGTAGGCGGTCAACGCCCGGAGCTTGATCACAGCAGCTTCGCCGTGATGCGGCCGCGACCCTGGATAGCTCGCACGGCTTGCTGACTGAACGCCAGGAAGGTGTCGGAGCGCTCGGGCAGGTCCTTGCCAGTGTTCTCGGCAGAGTCGCGGCGGGTGACGGTGGCGAACTGGGTCAGCAAGCTGGCCTTGGCGCGGCAGTAGACGGCGCGCTTGTACAGGTCGACTTTAAAGGTGCGCTCCGGCAGGACGGTGGTGTCTGCAGACTCAACGCTTGACACTCCAGCGCCCTGCCAGCGCGCTTTACACGTAGCCAGGTCGAGGTTTACCTCGTGCATGGCCATGGTCAGGTCAGCGGCCAGCATGTCGACCAGGTATTCCGCCGGCAGGCGGTACCCCTTCTGAAACTCAGACACGGAGAGGTCGGGCCAAAAGCCGTCGTTCTCTACTGCCTGGTCCACAAAGGTGGTGGGTTTACCTGAAAAGCCGCTCATGCTCGACGCTCAAATAGGGCAGGTGCGGCTTCGGGGCAGACCGGGGTCATTAATGACCTGGTCGTTCCGTGGCAGCTCCCTGCAGGGGGTAGTCGGTTATTCGGTGCCGTTGCCGGCGTTGTCTTGGGTAGCGTTCGACTGCAGCGCTGCATCCAGCTGCATAGCGGTTTCAGCGGTCGGGTCGGTGGCCTGGGCCAGTTGCTTGGCCAGGGCCTTGCGGGCACCTTTCAAGCGGGTCTCGACGCGGATTTCCGGGTAAAGGGCCTCGGCCCGTTCCAGGTGTGTCACGGCCAGGGCCCAGTCCTTACGGTCCATGGCCATGAAACCCAGCAGCCGGTGGTAACGAGCAGGGATGCGCTCGAACAGCTTCCACTCGGTCTCAACACGCGGCAGCAGATCGGAGAGATAGGGCTCCGGGCTGTGGCCCGCTTTGTGCTCGGCTTCGGCCCAGTCGATTACGGCATCACCCACGAACGTCGGAATGTTGCGTTTGAAGCGTTCCGGCAGCTCCTGGCCCTGGGACATGGCGAAGTCCGCCAGCTCCTGGCCGGCGACAAACTCTCCGGTGTCGAACAGCCAGACCAGGACGTACATCAGCACCTGATTGGGGAAGTTCAGCCCCGACTCGCGGTACCGGGTGACGTACTCCTGGTACTTGGGCAGCAGCTCGGAACACTTGAGCTGCTGACGCTGGTCCAGACTGTTCAACTGGTGCAGGCGATCGAGGTCACCCGCCAACGCGACTTCCATCAGTTTCAGGTGCTTCTGCGCGTTGGCCGGGCTGTTCAGGGCAGCGCCAGGCGAATAGGCAGCGGGCTCGGCACTGGCGGACGCGGCCGCTGAGCCTTGGGCGATCACGCGGCGCTTGTGCGCCAGTGCCAGGCTCACGCGGCCACCACTTCGACGTTTTCGGTCAGGGCGAACTTTTCCAGCTGCTCGATCACGTAACCTTCGTTGCGGCTGTTGAAGTCCTCGACGCGGCTGCGTTTCGGGTTGTCGATGGTCTGCTTGCGCCAGCTGGAGGCCTGGTAGTAGATCGACAGGTTGTCAAAGCTGGTGACCACCACGGCATTAGCCGGGAAGTGCGGAACGCTGAAGGACGGGAGACCGCCGTAAGTAGCAATGACCTGCTGGCTTTCAATGCGTTCTTTTTCGGTAGGCTTGCTGCCCTGGCTGGTGTACAGCTTGGCCTTGTCGGCTGCCAGCAGGTCAGAACCGATGATCGCAATCAGATCGCCGCCATCGCGGACACGCTCGTCGACCATCTGCTTGGTGTCATGCACCAGAGCATCGAGGTTCGCGTAATCGCCATCGACGCCCATGGTGACTTTGCCAGCGACCTTGCCTTCCTTGAGTACCTGTTGTGGGATCTGCTCCCGGGCAATCTGCAGCCAGCCCTTGTTCACGTCCTGGAGCAACGGATACAGGGTAATGTCTGTTTGCTGGGCGGCTTGGATACCGTGGAAGCCGATCATGATGCGATCCAGCGCGATCTGCTTTTGCACCGCTGCGGAATAACGCACATGGAAGTCGGGGAACTTGGCCCAGGCGTCAATTTTCGCGTAAGCCAGGCTTACGTCGGACTCGGTGGAAAACAGCTCGTAGGTGTCATCGCTGAGGTCCGATGCATCTTTGGCCAGACGATCCGTGGTCTTGGTGTTGGTACGCCCAGTGACCGGCCCAGTAGTGCCCAGGAACACTTTCTGGCCCTTGATCTCGTCCACGCCGATGACGTTGATGCGCTCAAGGAAATCGGCCTGCGCCGTGATGGCTTCGTTCAGTTCCTGGGCGATCGAAGGTTCAACGCTGAACGTTTTGGAAGCCAGCGTGACGCCGTAGGTCTCGGCCATGGCGGCCTGCATTTCGGCGAACATTTGCGCGCCGTACGCACTCAGTGAATAGGCCATATCAGAGCACCCGACGCTTTTCAGGGGCCAGAGTGCCGGTAGTACGTGGCACAGCGCGACCGTTAGGGGTATTCAACAGATCGTTGAACTGCTTTTCGATGCGGGCGACGCTGGCCGCCAATGCCTGGTTGCCAGCACTCTGACGGCTCAACTGCTTATCTTCCTCGGCGGTGGAGACAATGCCGTCGACAGCTGCTTGCACGTCGGCGACTGGAGCTTGGTCAACGACAGGTGCGACTTCGGCCGCACCATCAATGATGGTTTGGACGCCGGCCGCTACGACCAGCAATTGGGCAACCAGGCTCTGGAGCGCCTTAGCTGTAGCTTCATCCATTGGGGGTTTGCTCTCGGTAGAGGTATCGGGCGAGTCGGAAGACCCGCCCGCTTGCTGCTCATCTGCAGCGAAGCGTTTGAAGAGTTGGGCGAACATGGCCGCGAACTTGCCCAGCGCCGCTTCAGGCTCGGTTTCACGCAGACGGCCCAGCTCGATCGGGGACGCGAAGAACGCGGCCTTACTGGTTTTGGCGGAGAAGTAGAGTTCTTGAGTGCCCAGGCTGGCGGGCGAGTCAGTGACGGCCAGGCCGGTGAGGTAGGCTTTGCCGGAGTTGGCGAAGTTCGGAGTGATCTCCACGCTGGTAAACAGCTTTTCGCCTTGGTCGTTGAGCCAAAGCAGTTTGTCGTTAGGCTTCAGTTGGGCTTCCAGGGCAACCTGCCCGGGCTCCAGGTCATCGGCCTCTTCAACCAGGCGCAGCGCAAAAACCGTTCCGTGCGAGCCATACCAGCGCTCATGCTCCGCCCAGATCACGGCGGTGTACTTCGACAGGGCATAGGTCTCGGCCATGTCGCGCAGCTCCTGGGGCAGGATCTCGCGGCCGTCGACGGTGGGGCCGCTGGTGGCTACGCGCTTCCAATAGGAGACAAGGGAACGGGGCATGTACTGCGCTCAATCGGTGATGTGAGGCCCCAAGATAGGGACGTGGCCACCTCCAAACAAACGGTTAGGTTTTGCCCTTCTCCTATTTTCGATATCTAGGACGAACCCGGATTTTCTCCACACGTTTTCCGTGTTTTCGCCGCATAGACTGCGGCCATGAACTACGCCAAAGAAGTCAAAGAAGCCGCTAAACGCCTTTATTTGCGTCGCTGTTCCGTCAAGGAAATCCAGACGCAACTGAAGTTGCCGCACAAGCGCGTTATCTATTACTGGATCCGTCAGGGACTCTGGGACGAGATGTTGACGGAAGAAGAGCCGCTGACCGCCTGCAGCCGGCGCATCACCCTTCTCCTGGAGAAAACCGACACGCTGACCAAAAGCGAGTTGGACGAACTGGACCGCCTGATCCCGATGCGCGAGCGCCTGGCGAAGCAATGCGCCAAGCCGTCGCCGGCAACGACCGAAGCGCCACCTGCAGGAGATGGCCAGCGCGACGAGGGAAAGCGCCGTGACCGTGGCGAGCGGCGCGAGCGCGGGGACCGCAAGAAGGAAAAGAAGAGCAAGAACGACATTGCCGGGCTGACCGAAGTCGACTTCCTGGACAAGTTCATCAGCAAGATGTTCGGCTACCAGAAAGAGCTGTTCGCCGCCAAACAGAACCCGCTGACCGCCCGGATCCGGAACATCCTCAAATCCCGACAGGTCGGCCTGACGTACTACTTTGCCGGCGAAGCCTTCATGGATGCCGTGCTGACCGGCGATAACCAGGTGTTCCTATCGGCGAGCCGCGCCCAGTCCGAGATCTTTCGAAGCTACATCATTTCGTTTGCCATGGAGTGGTTCGGTCTGGAGCTGACCGGTAACCCGATCGTGCTCAGCAAAGACGGCCAGCCATGGGCCGAGCTAAGGTTTCTCAGCACCAACAGCAGCACCGCTCAGGGTCACCATGGCCACGTCTACATCGACGAATATTTCTGGATCCGCGACTTCGAGAAGCTGAACACCGTGGCGTCGGCGATGGCCACCCACAAGAAGTGGCGCAAGACCTACTTTTCCACGCCCAGCGCGGTCACGCACCAGGCCTATCCGTTCTGGACAGGCGAGACGTTCCGCAACAGCAAGCGCAAGAAAGCCCGCGATCCGTGGCCAGGCGCCGCCCAGTACACGGGTGGCGCGCTCTGTCCGGACGGCCAATGGCGCAAGGTC